TTGTTGACGCTACTGGCGTCAGCTTAAAACCTCTTGGGCTTAGAGCAGAAGACATAAGGTTTGCGACTCTCGGCGGCGAGCGTATGCGCGTCGATTCATCAGGCATTGATGTCACGGGCAGCGTCACGGCAAATCCAACAGGCGGCGTGGTCACGCTAGGTGCAAACGGTTTTATCACGTCAAAACAATCGCTAGATGTCGCGACTGCTGGTGGACGTTTTGTTGGCGAAAGCAACCGTGGAGCACTGGGCCAGATTCAGATTGAGCAAACCACGACTGGGGCTGATGGCGGGTATATTAAACTTGCAACCTCTGCCAGCGGGTCCACATCTCCGACCGAAAGGGTTCGTATAACCCAAGAAGGCAACGTGGGAATCGGGACGATGTCCGTTTCGTACCCATTCGTTGTTTCTGATGGAGGAAACCTTGGGTTTGAATTTTCACCTAATGACCAAAACACTGGTGTAAATAGACTGTATTCATACGACAGAGGAACCAGTGCATACAAAGATTTTAAACTATCTGCTTCAGAAATTATCTTTGGATATGGCTCATCTGGTGGAAATGAAGCCGCTCGTATAGATGCCAGTGGGAACCTACTGGTGGGGCGCGATTCGAATTCTTTTGGGTCAGATCCGGGACTTGTGTTTAGACCAAACAATGATAGTTATATTATAGCTGACGATCGTCCATCAATTACTATGCGAAGGAATAACAGCGATGGCGCTATAGCTCAGTTTTATCGTGACGACACAATCGTAGGTAGTATTGGTGCGTACAACTCCGCTAGCTATATCCAATCTGGTTCTGCGGGAAGTTACACAGGTCTTTATTGTAACACTAACAAGATTGAGCCAGTTGGTGATGCGAGTGGAGACATCAGGGCTGACGCTACTGTTGACCTTGGTTCTACTGCTAATCGCTTCAAAGACCTCCACCTATCAGGCACTGCATATCTACCAACAGTAGACATCGACAGTGGTAGTATCGTTGGATGTACTGAAGTTGGTAGTGCTGCATCACCAATCTCTTCTGGTGAGTTTAACACATTAACAGTAAACACTAACCTATCGGTTCCAGGCACCATTTCTCCAAATGGAATCGTATTTAATGATGCTTCCGCATTGGGTGGTGGTCGTTACGATCAGGCAATGACGTTCGGTAATGACTCTGACTTGGCTATCTACCACGATGGGTTGCATTCTTATATTACGGACAAGGGCACTGGTGATTTAAAAATAACAACAAGTGCATTTAGAGTTAGAAATGCTGCTGATACGCAGAATCAGATTGTTGCTGTGCAAGGTTCTAGTGTCACACTTTATCATAACGATTCAGTTAAACTCACGACTACGTCCTCTGGCGTTACAGTCACAGGTCTCTTAACTGCTGATACTAAATCGTTTACCATTGACCATCCTACTAAGGAAGGAATGAAGTTACGTTATGGTTCACTTGAAGGACCAGAACACGGTGTGTATGTTCGTGGTAGATTGAACGGTGAGAACACTATTGAATTACCAGAAGTGTGGTTGGGTCTTGTTGATGCTGACACAATTACAGTTAATTTAACACCTATAGGTAAAGGTGAATGTTGGGTAGAAGATATTCAGGATAATACTGTTAAGGTCGGTGGTCATCTTAACTGCTTCTATATGGTTCTTGCTGAACGCAAGGATGTTGATAAATTAGAAGTGGAGTTCCCTGCCGATGGGAGTTAGTTACGGGCCTAGTATTACAACCGATGGCTTGATAATGCGAATCGACCCAGCCAATCTCAGGTCTTATTCTGGGACTGGTTCTAGTATTACTGATGCCGCAAGTGGAAGAGTTGGAACAATCTCTGGCGTTACTATCAGTGGCGGTACATTTGATTTTGACGGTGTTAATGACCTGATTGATATGAACAATTCGTATATTGATCAAACTTCAAATACACTAATCAGTGGAGATGGTACAGGACAAAGCGACTATACTTTAGAAGCTTGGATATATGTTCGCACATCTCAAGGCGGTACTACCGATGCTGACAGCATTATAGGTTCTACCGGCGTCGTCGGCGTAGGTATGCAAGTTGGGATTGTTAACGGAAACCCTCGAATAAATTTTGGTGCTAGAAGTACCAGTAATTTTTATGGTAGTGAATTTTCTTATAATCAATGGTATCATGTGGTTTTTTGTCATCAACAAAATTCTTTCACAAGAGTTTATATGAATAGTGAATTAGATGTTACAGCAAGTTCTACTTCGTTTGATATCTTTCCTGGTGTTTATGGTAATATTACTATAGGAAACTCTAGTGCTCGTGTTACAGGATTTTTTGATGGTAAGATGGGTCCTCTCTCAATTTATAATAAAGGATTGTCAGAATCAGAGGTTTATAAAAATTTTTTGGCTCATCGTGCGAGGTTTGGTTTATAATGGGATTTTTAACTAGAACACAAGTCGGGACACATATTGTTAACGATAGTTTGATATTTTATTATGATATGAACAATAAACAGCGTTCATTTAAAGGTAAACCTACAACCAACCTTTTCGCTGGTTCTGTTAATGATTATTCTGGGTGGGATGTAAATAATACGGACCATACTTATTATGATCCGTCACCAGAAGTTAAATTTTTTGAGAAAACAACAAGCACAGTTGCATTTTACACATTTAAAGATTCTACTTTGGATGGCACATCACAGTATACACAATCAATCTATGTTAAACCAGTTGAAAGAGAATATTTACAAATAGCACCTTCAGACGGATTTCCTATCAGTCAGTATGCTAATTATTATTTAAACGGGGAAGGAAGTATTACCGGAACGGGTTCTGCAAAAGCCACTATAACACTGATTAAATTTGGAAGATACAGTGGTTGGTATCGTTGTACATACACCGAAACCTCAAATAGTAGTTTCGGTAGAATGATATATGCAATTGTTAATTCATCTGCAGCAACAAGATTGGAATCGTATTCAGGGACGATTGGGTCCGGTTTGTTAATTCTTGATCCTCAATTGGAGGTTAATTCATTCGCAACACCTTTTGTTGACGGAACAAGAAGTGATACTCAGTCCCTTGTTGATTTGAAAGGTGGCCATGAAATTACAGTTAAAGATCTGACATATCCGAACGATAATCGGGGGTTTAACTTTTCATCTACTACTTCAAGACTTGATATTGAAGCATCCGCTCTATCTGCTCAGGCTTCGTCTGGAAATTGGACAATTGAAATGTGGTTAAAGAGAACCGCACTAAGTGGAGGCATAGAAGCTTTTTTACAAACAGGTTCGGGGAATAATTTTCTTTGGTATTTTCGACTAGATACGGGAACTGTAGAACTGGAAAATACAGCGAGAGTTACATGGAGTTTTACGCCCACGACTGGTGTCTATTATCACTTTGTAGCAACAGGAACTGGTGGTACCGTCGAAGTCTTTATTAATGGTGTATCATTAGGAACTAACGCTGCGACAACTACATTTTCGATTGCGTATGCTAATGGAATTTGTGTAGGTCAAGAGTTAGATTCTAATGCAGCAACTCCCTCTGTTGACCCTAATCAAAGATTTCAAGGAGAGATACCTTTAGTTAGATTTTATGATCGAGTATTGGCTGATGCTGAAGTCCGTCAAAACTTTATCGCCCAAAGAAAACAATTCGGTCTTTAATTTTTTTTATATAAATAAATAGAACATGTCAACAATAGGTTTGGAATACCCGCTATGGCCCTCGATGATAAAGATATTTTAATTACACCCAATACCGGCAGCGCCAACGAACCGAAGATTGAGTTTGTTGGTGCAGATGCCAGTGGTAATGACACCATTACTCTTAGTACCAGTTACGATGGTACGGTTTCTACCCTTTCTTTTGAAGCTTCTTCAGGACAACTTTTCAGTGTTGCAAACGTTGACAGTGATGGAGATGGGTATTTATTTGCTGTTAACGATAAGTCGGGTATCCCTTCTTTACAGGTAGAGGTTGATGGTACTGTTATTCTTAATCCCAATGTTGGCAATGTTATCGTTGGTACTTCTACAGATGATGGTTCTAATGTATTTCAAGTTTCCGGCAATTCTAAATTAACGGGTGATGTTTCTGGTATCACCGATCTTTATATCGACGATCAAATTATTTCTACAGGTGATACAAACACCTATTTTCAATTTCACGCGGCAGATCAAATGCGAATGGTTGCTGGTGGAACAGAAAGACTTGAAATAACTAATGTTTCGCCTCACGTTCTTGTTACGGGTAACTTAAAAGTTCAAGGTAACATTGAAGCAACGGGTACTCTTGATACGACAGGTCAGAACGACCTCGCTGTTACTGATAGAAAAATTACCTTAAACGATGGTGAAACTGCATCGGGTGTTAATGGTGGTACTGGTGGTGAACTTGCGGTATCAGGTATTTTCATTGATAGAGGACAATTAGATTCTGCATCATTTATATTTGACGAAGTTGATGATAAATGGAAGGCTAGATTAAATAGTGCATTTGATACACCTGCGCTGGCAACTTTTGCGGCAGCGACATTGGAAGGTAATTTAAATTGGTCTTATATTCAGAGCAAACCAGACCCCGTTGTTACTGTCGAATTATCGGGTGATGTCACTGGTTCTGGAAACGCTACGCTCACGGACTTGGGTAATGGAACAGTTTCATTAACCACAACTATTGCTGCAAATAGTGTTGCTTTAGGTACGGACACGACAGGTGCGTATGTTGCTGATATTGTTCAAGGTAACGCAATCAGTATTTCCGAAACAGCAAATAATGCGGAAGGAAACGTAGTAACCATTAATCACGCTGATACATCATCAGTGGGTAACTTATCTTCTGATAATGCGAACGGTGTTGTACTTCAAGATATTTCATTCACCTTTGATACTTATGGTCACACAACTGCGGCTTCTGTAGCAACAACTGACTTAGACAGCAGGTATATAAGGTCTTTCCAAGTAGAAGATGGTGATGGTACTGAAGTTGCGATTAACCAGGCGAATGAGTGGAAATTTGTAGAAGGTGCTGGAGATGGTGCTACTATTGATATTAACTGGACAGATACTACGGATGGTAGTGATGGTGATCCATATGATTTAACTTTTAGTGTAACTAACACAGATAAAGGTTCTTCACAAAATATTTTCAAAACCTTTACTGTTGACGATACTGACACTGAATATACTTGGGCCACAACAGGTTCAGCTGTCGCTGATACCAATTCAGATACGCTGACATTTGTTAGTGGAAATGATTTTGACGTTGATGTTGATGCCGACTTGGATGCTATTCGTTTTCAACATGTTGATATAACAAGAACTGACACAACATCTAGTGCATCCCCAACATATGGCGGCACATTCTCCGTTATTGATTCGTTAACCACCAATGCACGTGGTCACGTTACTGCGGCTAACGTCAAAACAGTAACGGTTCCTGCTAGTGATAATACAAATACGACTTATGATTTATCAATCATTCAGACAGGTGGAGACAATGACAACCCGGCAATTAGATTAGCGGCTGGGGGTTCTGGTTCAGGAAACGACGATTTAACACTTACAGGTGGGGGTGCGATTACAATTACTCGTACTTCCGACACTGGAGTTACTATTGACCATACTGATACATCAACACAAGCAAGTGTCGATAATAGTGGAAACACATTTATCCAAGATATTACACTTGATACATATGGACACGTCACTGGTTTAACAAGTGCAACCACCTCAATCGGTGATGCGACAATTACTCTTTCCGCTGGGACCGATTTAGGAACGGGTGGGGCCTTCACTACAAACCAGACAGGTAATGAAACTATTACCTTCAATCATTCAGATATAACAAGAACTGACACTACATCAACAGATGCTCCAGCATATGGCGGCACATTTGAAGCAGTCACAAGTGTTACTAGTAGCGCTAGAGGTCACATTACTGCCATTGATGTTTCCACTATTACAATTCCAGCAAGTGATAATACAGATACAACGTATTCTATCAGTACCGTGGCCGGTGGTGATGGTGTATCAGAAAAAATTCGATTAACTGCTGGTGGTTCTGGTTCTGGAACTGACGATATTATATTGGCAGTAGCACAAACTGGTAGTACTGACGGTCTTGACATTTCTGAAAGTGGTGATACAATCACTTTTGCACACCATGACACATCTACTCTTACTGGTCAACAAGGTACTGCTGGTATTGCAAACATCACCGTAGATGAGATGGGTCACGTTACAGCAGTAGGTACCGCAACATATAATAATTATGTTCACCCGTCTTACACAGCAAGAACCGTTGCAGTCAACACCTCCGGTGTTCAGGTGCTTGATACACTGAATATCACGGTAGACACTATCGGTTCTGTTACGGTTGCAAATGCCGCAACAAGAACATTACCTAGTGCAGGCTCGAGTACTACTGGTGTGGTCACCTCGGCCGCACAAACTTTTGGCGGTAAGAAAACATTTGCGAATGGTATAGAATTAACTAACGGGGCCACGGCGCAAGCTATAGAATTTCATCGCGATGAGGGCGTGTTAAGCATCACGGCAGGCGAGGTTTTGGGTGACATCAACTTCTATGGTACAGACGAAAATATAAAAGATCTTAGTGTTCGTATTAGAGCGACTGCATATAACGAGTGGAACACTAGCACCGATATATCAGACGCTCCAGGCGAATTATCAATATGGGTAGTCAGAGATGGAACAGACACTTTATATGAAACTTTAACTATTAATCAGGCTGAAGTTGTTGTTAATGAAGGTAGTCAAGACGTTAATTTCAGGGTGGAGAGCAATACCAATACTAACGCACTTTTTGTTGACGGGGGAACTGGCCATGTTGGCGTGGGTGGGGTGGCCAATTCCGTCGCGGACTTGACTGTGAGCGCCAGTAGTCCGATCGTACAATTAACGGACACAGCGGTAAGCTCTGATTGGGACGTAGGTGATACCTTCGGTATTATTCAGTGGAACGGTGAGGGTAACTTAATAACACGAATTGAATCTAGACAAACATTAGAAAATCAGATTGTCCCTTACGGCGGTTTCGTCGTTGCCACTGGCACCGGGTCTAACACCCCTGAAAGAATGGTAATTGATCATAATGGTTGTATTACCATGGTCGCTGGAGGCACCACCGCGAGCAGTACTCTCAATTTCCTAGCCGACCCAGGCACTTCAGATGATAGAATTAATTTATCTCTACAGCAAGAATTTAGAAGAACGACTGGGGCAGCTGATTTGGGAGCCGCAGTGGTTTTATCTGGTGTCGCCAGGGCAGCCCTGACGAACAACCAAGATTCCGATTTATTTACCATCATAGGGTCTACTAATGTAAACGCTCGATACTTTGCAAATGCTTCAATTTCTTTATATAAACCCGCCGGGGCCGCGGAGGAAGGCGGTATAAAATTTTCTACGGGCAAGCATAATTTCATCACTCCCAGCACCTTAACCGAGAGGATGCGTATAACCGAAGACGGCAACGTGTTGATTGGTTTGATCTCAGGTCAAGATGCGCTAATTCACGCCCAATCACCTAAGACAAACTATCTTGACTACGCCACTGTGTTTGCTGGTGGAACTGACGCAAATAATGGTCAACATAGTATTTCATTGATGACTGCGGGTAATGGTTTATCGGGAATCATAGGCTCAAACTTGTCTATTGACGGCGCTACTTTTAGTCAGTCAGTATCGGCTAGAAGCAGTGCTTATATTTCATTTGCGAACGCCACTACAGCGGGCAAAATTTCCGTCATAGATTTTGGAGGATTTACCCCTGGCACTACTACAGCGTTGGTTAAGATGAGGCTGGATGGCGACGGCAACTTTTACATTGGAACTACGACAACTGGCGGCAATGTTGCAAATGGCTTTACAATTCAAAATTCTGCTGGTGCAACCTATACGGCCCTTGGTCATCCAAATGGTACGTCTTCGGGTGCAGCGTATACGATCTTTTCGTACAATTCAGGCACGATTGGGTCTATTACTCAAAATGGTACAACTGCCGTTTCCTACAACACATCATCAGACCAACGCCTCAAGTACAACATTGCAGCCGCTGATGACGCAGGTAGCAAGATCGACGCTATCCAAGTACGAAAGTTTGATTGGAAGGTTGACGACTCACATCAAGACTACGGCATGGTGGCTCAAGAACTACTTGAGGTTGCACCTGAAGCAGTAGCACAAGGCGAGACTGAAGACGACATGATGGGCGTTGACTACAGCAAGTTAGTCCCAATGATGATTAAAGAAATCCAATCACTACGAGCAAGAATTAATGCGCTTGAAGCTGAATGAAATACTTACAGGTACAGACCCTAAATGTTGGGCTATTTTTGAACGCCAAAGGCGTATACATAAGCACATAGAACAACACGGGATGGTCAACCCAATAGTGGTTAACAGCAAAAACGAACTTCAATTTGGCGGGTGTCGTTTACAATATGCAGTTTTAAATGACTGGAAAGATATAGAGGTTATCGTTTGCGATGACGCAGACGAAATCAGAAAAATGCAAGACGCGCATTCATTGTTTGAATACAGTTTTCTTGCTGAAGAATACATAGAACGCAAAAAGCAATAAGATAAATGGGATGATACAACTATTAACTGAATAAGGAGAAACCTATGGCAAGATGGAGATATCTTGTCGTTATGGTTTTGATTATGATGTCTGGCCCAGTACTTTGTGCAGACATTGAAAAGTGGACAAAAGAACAAAAATGGAACTTTGCCGTTTACTCGGCATTGACAACAATAGATGCTTTGCAGACGCATACTGCTATGAAGCATGGTCATTTTAAAGAAGCGAATCCGTTCTATGGTTCTAATGCCAGTAATGCGGAATTGGCAATAGGAATGGCTGCACGTATTGGTTTTATGTATTTTATGATTGATAAGAACCGAGCTCCCAAATGGATGACTTGGGGTTTAACAACCATAACTGCTGGAGCAGTAATACATAATCACTCTGTGGGAGTAAGAATAAATGTACGAATATAGAACCAAATTAATCAAATGAGAAAATCCTTAAACATATAAATAGAACATATAATTTCATTAATCGGAATACAGTATGTCCTATTATAAAGACCTGACAATTGATCAGGGTTCAACTGCGTCTATTAAAGTATACTTGACGAATAAAGATGGCACTGTTAAGAACCTCTTTAACTTTATTCCTTCTGCACACATAAGCCCTAACTATAATTTAGACAGCGCTTCCATAACCCCCTTCACTTGTTCTAAAGATTCGGACGCTGGCGTTATTAATCTTAGTTTAACTCATTTGCAGACAGATTCTTTTAAATCGAATAAAAGGTATGTCTATGACTTAGAAATCGCACGAGACTCTTCAGGAACCGTTGTGGAGGTCGAACGAGTTATGGAAGGACAATTGTTCATCACCCCCTCTGTAACTAAGTTGACACTCTAATAATGAACACTATCGTTAAAAAAGTGGTTCAAACAAAGACTAAGGTTAATAAAGTTGTTGTTAATAAAAATACTTTGGTTAATAAAGTAATTATCATTAACCAATAAATACTTGAAAAGGATTAGAAGTAATGGCATTACCAAACTCAAGACAATCGTTAATTGATTTCTGTCTTCGTAGACTGGGTGCTCCAGTACTTGAAATTAATATTGATGATGACCAAATCGAAGACAAGGTTGACGATGCACTGCAAATGTATCAAGAATTTCATTCTGATGCATCTTATAGAACATATTTAAAACATGTTATCACACAAGAAGATAAGGACAACGGTTACATACCGATATCTGGCAATGTGCTTTATGTGTCTCATATGTTTCCATTAAACCCAACATTTTCAAGTGTCAATATGTTTGATATCAAGTATCAGATGATGTTAAACAGTTTAGGCGATTTCATGAACTTTGCTGGAGGTATGTCTTACTATTACCAGATGCAACAGTATCTTGAATTTCTTGATATGATTCTTTCGGGTTATCCCCAAACCACTTGGTCACGACATCAAGATCGTTTATATATTTGGGGAGAATGGCAAAACGGCGATCTGAAAGTGGGAGATTATGTGGTGGCTGAAGTTTATACGGTAGTTGACCCTGATACTCACACTTCTGTTTATAATGATATGTTTATTAAGAATTATACAACATCGTTGATAAAACAACAGTGGGGTCTTAATATGATGAAATTTGATGGTATGCAATTGCCAGGCGGTGTAACCCTTAACGGAAGACAAATGTTCGAAGACGCAAATCAAGAACTCATACAGTTAGAAGAAAAGTTAAGGTTGGAACAAGAACTACCACCAGATTTTTTCGTGGGTTAATTAAATGGCAACAAATCCTTATTTTAGTCAGGGAAGAAAAAGTGAACAGCTTCTGTACGAAGACTTAGTTATTGAGTCTTTAAAAATGTATGGTCAGGATGTTTATTATCTTCCTCGTGAAATTGTTAACAAGGATGATATTTTTGTTGATGACTCTACTTCGCGTTTTTCTGATGCTTATAAAATTGAAATGTACATTGAGAACATTGAAGGTTTTGATGGTGAAGGAGACCTGTTTACCAAGTTTGGTGTTGAAATTAGAGATGCAGCCACCTTTATAGTTTCTCGCAGGAGGTGGGGTAGTGTTATAGCCGAAAACGAAGAAAGTGATGTGGTGCAGTTTTTCCGTCCCCGTGAAGGCGATGTAATATATTTACCACTGTCTCAATCAATGTTTCAGATTATGAAGGTAGAAACAGAGACCCCGTTTTTTCAGTTAAAGAACCTACCAACCTTCAGAATGCGTTGTGAACTCTTTGAGTATAACGACGAAGACTTTGATACTGACATCGAAGAGATTGACCAAGTAGAAACCTTCTCAGCTTATCAGTATGTAATGTCCTTCGCTTCAGTTACAAGTACCTTTGAAGTTGGTGAAACGGTAACTCAGATCAATACTGATTATACCATGAACGGTGAAGTTGTCAACTGGGATGCCGTAAATAATAAACTTTATCTGGCGCACGTAGGTGCGACTGACGGTGATTTCCACACCTTTACCACCACAGCACAAGTTGAAGGCAACACTTCGGGTGCAATAGGAACACCGACCCTAATTGAAGAGTTGCAGAATATTCAACGTGAAGCCCAGAACGATATATTTGATGTTTTTGAAAGTGACTTCCTTGACTTTACAGAATCTAATCCGTTTGGAGATCCTTCATAATGTTTGGTACATATTTTTATCATCAACGAGTTAGAAAAGCAGTAGCAGTCTTTGGTTCATTGTTTAATAACATTTATATTATACGTAAAAATTCATCAGGCGAAGTTATCAGTCAGGTAAAAGTTCCTCTGAGTTATGCTCCGAAAAGAAACTTTGTTGAGCGTATAACCCAAATGAATAACGGAGAAGATGCGGAAAGACAGATTGCAATTAAGTTGCCTCGTATGTCATTTGAAATTGTGTCGATGGAATATGATTTAACAAGACAATTACCCAAGACAAACTCAAGAATACAACCGCTTGTATCGGGCAGTTCAAATTCGAATAGAACACGTTTATATACTTCGGTTCCTTATAATATTAATTTCCAAATGAATGTATATGCGAAATCACAAGACGATGCACTACAGGTAGTAGAACAGGTTATTCCGTTTTTCAATCCACAATATACTGTTAGTGTAAAACCTCTTGCCGATTTATCAGCTATTATTGATGATGTGCCTATTGTATTACAGGGGTTAAACTTTCAGGACGATTATGAAGGACCATTAGAAGCAAGAAGAACCATTATTTACACAATGGATTTTTCAATGAAGGTTAGTTTTTATGGACCTATTTCTACTGGACCTATTATTCGTCAGGTCGATGGTCAAATTTACCAGCAAGGAACTGGACCTACAGGTGATAGTGACACATTACTCGAAACAATTAGAACGACTCCCAACCCTCTTAATGTGAGTCCGGATAGTGATTTTGGATTTAATTATGATTACTTCTCAGCATTGGATAGTGTATAATGAAAGATGATAAAAATATAAATGATGATTATAATACCTCGCGTGATACTTACCTCGAACTTATTGATGGTGGTAAAGAATCACTTGAGTTAATGATACAGGTAGCAAGAGAATCGGAACATCCACGAGCCTTTGAAGTTCTATCCGGTATGATAAAAAACATTGCTGACGTTACAGATAAACTTATGGATTTAAATAAAAAACATAAAGATGTAATGAAAGAAGATAAACCGGAACAACAACAAATTACAAACAACAATGTGTTTTTAGGAAGCACAACTGACTTACAACGATTATTACAGAATGAAGAAAAGGTGATTGATGCAAAACGTGTTGAGAATGAATAATGTAACCGATACTTACTTAGGTAATGTAAATATAAAACGTGATGGTATCGTACAAGAGTGGTCAAAAGATGAGGTTCTTGAATATAAAAAGTGTATGGAAAGTCCCGCATATTTTGCGGAAAAATATGTCAAAATTATTTCGTTGGATCGGGGTCTCATTCCTTTTGATCTTTACCCCTATCAAGAACGCATGTTCCAACACTTTAACAGTAATCGTTTTAGTATTATACTTGCTTGCCGACAATCTGGCAAATCAATTTCGTCTGTCGCCTATCTTCTCTGGTACGCAATCTTCAACCCAGAAAAAACAATCGCAGTACTCGCTAACAAAGGGGCCACTTCAAGAGAGATGCTCAGTCGCGTTACACTTATGCTTGAGAATCTTCCTTTCTTTTTACAACCTGGCTGTAAAACTCTCAACAAAGGTTCTATCGAGTTTTCTAATAATAGTAGGATTATTGCTGCTGCCACTAGCGGGTCTTCTATTCGCGGTATGTCTGTTAATTTGCTCTATCTCGATGAGTTTGCTTTTGTTGAGCGAGCATCTGAATTCTATACTTCCACCTATCCTGTTGTATCCGCAGGAAAAGACACCAAAGTCATCATCACCTCAACCGCCAACGGTATAGGTAACATCTTCCACAAGCTGTGGGAAGGGGCAGAACAAGGAACTAACGAGTTCAAAAGTTTTCGTGTAGATTGGTGGGATGTTCCGGGCAGAGACGAAAAGTGGAAAGCACTAACCGTTGCAAATACAAGCTCTCTCCAATTTGATCAAGAATTCGGCAACACTTTCTTTGGAACAGGTGATACCCTAATAAACGCTGAGACCCTCTTGTCATTGCGAACAAGAGGACCCCAGCGGGTCTTAGAGGGCGGTCTATTGTCCGTCTATTCTGAAACTCGGCCGAGTCACGAGTACATCATGACCGTTGATGTCTCGAAAGGAAGAGGTCAGGACTATTCTACGTTCACTGTTATTGACATTACGACACGCCCATTCGAACAAGTGGCTGTGTATCGGAACAATACTATCTCTCCAATACTCTTCCCTAATATTATATATAAGTATGCAACCGTTTATAACAACGCTTATGTTGTAATTGAATCAAATGACCAAGGTACAGTCGTGGGCAATGGTTTGTATTACGACCTTGAGTATGAAAATCTACACCTTGAATCAGTAGTAAAATCTAATTCGGTTGGGGTTGAAATTACTCGTAAAACAAAACGTCTTGGTTGTTCAGCAATCAAAGATATCCTCGAAGAAAACAAACTCACTATCCACGATGAAAATACAATATTAGAGATATCCACCTTCGTTGCAAAGGGTATGTCTTATCAAGCGAGTGATGGTAATCACGACGATTTAATGATGAATTTAGTTATGTTCGGTTATTTTGTTACCACACAGTTTTTTTCAGATATGACTGATATCAATCTTAAACAAATGATGTTTGAACAAAAGATGAAAGAAATTGAAGATGATATGGTTCCTTTCGGTTTTATAGATGACGGCAGTGATGCTATCGATTTAATAGAACAACAAGAAGAAATGGAAAAAAGAAACTGGCAATTATTGTTCTAAATCATCCCAAAATGTGTAATTACATAAATAAATAGATTGAACATTCGTATTATGTAAATCTTATTATTAGCTAATAAAAAAAGGAAACGATTATGGCTCTTTTTACCCCATCAGCGTCTCCAAGCATTACTGTTAAAGAAATTGACTTAACGGGTGTTGTCCCTTCAGTCACGACTTCAACAGGTGCTTATGTAGGAGACTTTTCTTGGGGTCCAGTAGAACAACCAACACTCATTGATAATGAGTCTACGTTAATTTCTACTTTCGGATCTCCAAGTACAAGTAATGCTATAGACTTTTTGTCTACTGCAAACTTTTTAAAATACTCAACCAGTCTATATGTATCGCGTGTAACTAACGCAGGCGTTAACGCATATGATTCTGACGGTGTTGGTGCTGTTACACCATTGATTAAAAACGCAGATGACTTCGATCTGCAAAGATCAACTTTGAACACCGCTGAACATACAGTTATTGCTAAATATCCCGGTGTTGCAGGAAGTAGTGTTCGTGTAGAACTTTGTCCCGCAAAGAGCAACGATACTACATTATTCGATGGATGGACTTACAAAAGTTATTTTGATGCTGCGCCTGGAACGTCTGCTTATGCGTCTTCAGTAAATGGTGCAGATGACGAAGTCCACGCAGTTGTAGTTGACGAAGACGGATTGTTATCAGGTACGCCTGGTGCAGTACTCGAAACTTTCCCGTTCTTATCTTTTGCTAAGGACGGAAAAACTTCTGACGGAAGCGGAAACCATCTTCTCGATGTAATCAACAATCGATCTAGTTATATCTGGATGATCGATGTCAACAAGGTTGGCGGCTCCGCAGCTGAAGACTATAATATTAGTTCTGCTGCTGCAAATACCGATTTCGAACCAACCACCGCGACCATAAAAACATTCACTTTAAGTGCTGGTTCTAATGGTTCTGCAATTGGTCCTACACAGATCGCTCTAGGTTTTGACGAGTTTGAAAGCAAAGAAAACATTCAGGTAGATTTCTTAATCGCACCCGGTATGACTGCTACTGCTGACCAAACCGCTGTAGTGGTGGATCTTGTGGCTACTGCTGGTTCATTACGTAAAGATTGTGTTGTAGTAACGTCACCCGCAAGGTCTGATGTTATTGGTTTAACTGCTGGGACTGCGGTAACAGATACCGTTGCTGGTGTTAACGCTTGCGGCGCTTCGTCGTATCTAATAGTTGACAACAATTATTTAAAGGTATACGATAAGTATAACGATCAGTATGTGTTTATCCCTGCTGCTTCTGCAACTGCCGGTCTTATGGCCGCAACTGATGCTGTTGCTGCACCTTGGTTCTCACCCGCTGGTCAAAGAAGGGGTCAATATTTCGGGGTCACTTCCTTGGCTTATTCAGCTAATAAGTCACAAAGAGATATATTGTACAAAGCCGGAATTAATCCGATTGTAAATCTGCCTGGACAAGGTGTAATTCTTTTTGGTGATAAGACCAAAGAAAACCGTCCGTCGGCATTTGATCGAATTAATGTCCGAAGATTGTTCCTCGCTATCGAGAGATCAATCGAACGCGCTGCAAGAAATGTTATGTTTGAATTCAACGACGAATTCACACGTGCAGAGTTTGTTAATATCGTAGAACCGTTCCTGAGAGAAATTCAGGGTCGACGAGGTATTACTGACTTCCGTGTGGTTTGTGATGAAACAAACAATACTGCTGCAGTAATTGACCGTAACGAGTTTATTTGTTCAGTGTTCGTCAAACCTGCTCGTTCTATCAACTTTATCACTCTCAACTTTGTTGCTGTTCGCACTGGGGTTGAATTTAGTGAAATAGTTGGTACGGTTTAAGCACAACCATTTTAAGGAGAATATAAATGGCAATTTTAGGAGTCGATGACTTTAAGTCAAAATTGAGAGGTGGTGGTGCTAGGCCGAATCTGTTCCAAGCAACTGTCAACTTTCCGGCATATGCAGGAGGGGACGTTGAATTGACAACTTTCTTGTGTGAAGCCGCACAGTTACCAGGCTCTGTTGTAGGTCTTATTACGGTACCATTCCGTGGGCGTCAGTTAAAAATCGCTGGCGACAGGACTTTCGAACCCTGGACAGTAACAATAATCAACGATACCGATTTCAGAATACGAGATTCAATGGAACGTTGGATGAACGGCATGAACGCACACTCAGCAAACACTGGGTTGACTAATCCTATTGATTATCAAGCCGACTTGTTTGTAGACCAATTGGACAAAGACGGAACTACGCTTAAGCGTTATAACTTCCGTGGATGTTTCCCCACTAATGTGGCACCGATTGATCTTACTTACACATCAGAAAACGAGATCGAAAGATTTACAGTTGAATTCCAAGTACAATACTGGGAATCAAATACAACATCTTAAATCTCTACTAAATAATCGGGACTCTTTCGAGAGTCCCTTTTATTTTAATTCGGAAAGAAAAATATGGCAGACGATAGCATCTTTAAATTATTTGGTTTTGAATTACGTAGATCTGGAGACAAGAAAAAGAAAAGCCTCGAATCTATTGTTCCTCCTACCGACGATGACGGTGCAGGATATGTGACTGCCGCTGCTGGCCACTATGGTCAGTATATTAATATGGAAGGTGATAACTCTAAAGATAATCACCAACTTATTCTTAGATATCGTGGTGTTGCGACACATCCTGAAGTAGATATGGCAATTGAAGAAATTGTCAACGAATCTATCACTGCTTCAGAACTAACATCTAACCTCGAACTATCACTAGAAGATGTAGACGCCCCCGATAAAATCAAAGATCAAATTCAAGAAGAATTCGAAAACATCGTATCTATGTTGAAATTCAACGATAATGGACACGATATTTTTCGTTCATGGTATGTTGATGGAAGAATCTATCATCACTTACTAGTGAACGAATCAAATCTTAAAGCTGGTATTCAAGAAATTAGACACATTGACGCATCCAAGATTCGTAAAGTCAAGAATGTAAAATATAAAAAGGACCCTGCAACAGGTGCAAAAATCGTTGAGAACGTCGATGAATTTTATATTTACGAAGAAAAACCCGGCCAACAAAATTCAGCAGTAAAACTTTCTACTGATTCTATCAGTTATGTTACTTCTGGTCTATTGGATGAGACAAAAAAGAAAGTTGTTTCACACTTACACAAAGCGTTAAAACCTATCAATCAGTTGCGTATGATGGAAGACTCGTTGGTCATCTATCGTCTTGCTCGTGCGCCTGAACGTCGAATCTTTTACATCGATGTAGGTAACTTACCCCGTGGTAAGTCTGAACAGTATATGAAAGACATTATGGCTAAGTATCGTAACAAGTTGGTTTATGATGCAAATACGGGCGAATTGAAAGATGACCGTAAACATATGTCAATGTTGGAAGACTTTTGGTTACCCCGTCGAGAAGGTGGTCGAGGAACAGAAATCTCTACTTTGCCTGGCGGTGATAACCTTGGGCAAATTGACGATATCATTTATTTCCAAAAGAGATTATATCGTGCATTAAATGTTCCTGTCAATCGATTGGAACAAGAAGCCCAATTTTCGTTGGGACGTTCTACTGAAATCTCAAGAGATGAGATTAAACTACAAAAATTTATAGACCGTTTACGAAGAAAGTTTTCTCAAGTATTCTTGGGTATGCTTCGCAAACAACTTCTGTTGAAAGGTATTATTACAGAACAAGATTGGGAAGAATGGCGTAATAACATTATAGTTGATTTTGTGAAAGATAATTATTTCACAGAACTTAAAGAAACCGAAATTATGAGAGAACGTTTCGGACTTCTTAATGAAGCGTCTGGGTTTGTTGGTAACTATCTCAGCAAAGAATGGATATGGAAAAATGTTCTTCGTTTGTCAGAAGATGATATGGAAGAAATGCAGAAACAGATTGATAATGAAAGTGACTCGGGCGACTCGGGCGAAGTAGATTTGGATAGAATGGGGAGTGAAGAAACTCCGGAACCGAAAGAAAAACCCGAAGCGGAACCCGAAGCGGAAGAAGAACCTAAACAAGAAAAATATATACCTACACACGAAGACGAACTTACTGAAGAATTGACAAGGTATATGGCAAGAATTAATGAACAAGATTGATAAAATTTCTACTGCTTTTGCTGTTGTTCATACGCAGAAGGAAATTGAAAAACTTGAGAACAAAATATTTGATGTTCTCGAAGAAGTGCAAACTATTCAAGGTCCGTCAGGTCGTGATGGCAAACAAGGAGCAAAAGGTGATAAAGGGGTCAAAGGTGATCGAGGCGATAAAGGCGAACGCGGCGAACTTGGTGCCGACGGCGTTGATGGAGCACCAGGACCTGTTGGCGAGAAGGGAGAACGCGGTGAACAAGGTGAACAAGGACTTCAAGGTGTTGCTGGAATTGCTGGCAAGGATGGAGAACGCGGAGATCGTGGAGAACAAGGGCCGCAAGGAATACAAGGATTAAAGGGTGATCAAGGAGATCAAGGACCCAAAGGAGACACTGGAGCAACTGGTAACAGGGGTGAAAAAGGTGATCGCGGCATTGACGGAACCAAGGGAGACATGGGCCCACAGGGATCTAAGGGTGACAAAGGAGACAAAGGAGACAAAGGAGATTCTGGAGTTCGTGGAGAAAAGGGCGAACAGGGAGAGCGTGGCGAACAAGGGCCACAAGGAATACAAGGTGAAGCAGGACCAGATTATAAAGATAGGTTCGAAAACGCCTTAGAACAATTTAACGAAAGACTTACAGAAAATTCAGCCATAGTAAATAAAAATGTTGAACGTACCCTTGCTAATGTGCAAAAATCACTTTCGACCCTTGGTGGTGGTGGTTCATACAAACTGTTGGACAATGCAGATGTAGAAGCAACCAAATTATCTACAGTGCAGGGAGACAGTATTTTAATATACGACCCACTCAAGAAAAAATTTGTGGTGGAAAGTTTTCTACAAATCATAGACAGGATAAAAGCAGATTTGGAAGTACAATATAACAGATTAATCGATACCGCCGGGAATTATATCTACATAGGTGAATCTTTGCCTGGGACAGATCCTTCTTTGGCTAAATGGAGAATCAAAAGAGTAGATCAACAAGCTGGCGATGATTATGAGATATTATGGGCCGACGGCACAGCAGATTTTTCTAAAATATGGAATGATCGTCTAAGTTTCACATACTCATAATTATAAATAACACATAATATAATAATATATTTGAACATCTTTGTTATTTTAATCACACAATAGGAGTAATAACAAAATGGCGCTGATTACAGATCCAGACAATTTGATAGATGCGGCCGTTGATTCCGCACAAAACATTTTTATCAACACAGCCACGCGAACTATTCAGATTCGGAATAATGTAGCGTCAGGTAATCCCAACAAAGGACCAGAACTATCTAACGATGGTGTCACGCACCAAGCGTTGTATTCTTTTTTGAAAGAACAGTGGAAGAATGACCCTAAAGCAAAAAACTTAATAGCCTATCCTTTTCCACTTATCGCAATTACACCAGAACAGTTCGAATGGCGGTTTGGTTGGTCTCCTATAGATGACACCACTCGTTCGTTTATCCGTACTGGGGGTTGGAGAGAATTCGATGTAGATAACACTACTCAATTGCGTGAATACATTGGTACTATCTCTCTTGGTAACATCCAAGGTACTCCGACTGAAGGTGATGCCGGATCTGTTAACCAACACAAAGTTTACTATGGTTTCTTTAACGCCACCACAGGTGCTTCTGTTGCTGGTCCTACTGATTACACCTACTCCGGTGAAGCTAATCAGGCCATTGAGACTTATCGTGATTTAAACGGCGACGGATCTCCTGATTTCGATTATCGAACCCGTGTTTTAAGATTGTTTATTCGTTCACAACCTTATACTGGAGTACAAAACACTGTTGCTTGGACTTTCGACCAAACAGATACAACTGATATTGGTATCATTGGCGGTACAACCCTTCCTTTTAATACACAAAGATTTCCGTTGGTAGAAGGGGAAGATTTGAACATTAAAGATAGGGATGGTGCTAGTGTCACTGACGCTGTCATAGCCGCTGCTGATGCTGTTGGACAGAAATATTCTTTACAAGGTGACGGTCCTACAATTGATTATCTCGCGGCAGACGAACTATCTAATACATTTGGTTACACACAGGATCTTCTGAGTGGACCGTTCAACTTTGGTGTTAAGATCGACGCGACTTCGCCAACTGTTACTCAGTTGTCTAACTCCGAATTGTACTCATGGGTACAGTATAACCTACGTCAAGATTCAGACATAGAATTTGCCGCTGGTACTGTTAAGAACGGTAAACTTGCTGACGAACTATTGGCGTTTGTTGGACCTACTTTGACCACGAAACTTGCAACTAACCTTGATCAAAGTGGTACGAAAACTGGTGTTGCGGTTACAAATATTCGTCCCGCTGACATCAACAACACTCAATTACGTGACACAAACAATAATGTACTGCAATCATTTCCGTTCTCTTCAACGGTTACTGTTACATTCTCATCAGATATTCTTGCAGATAGTGATCAAGCTAAAGCTTCAGTATATTACGATTACACACGGGAATATACAGGAACCTCGGTAGACATTTCGGGTGCCGGTGCTGCTAGTGTGTTTGGAAGTTCTTCTTTTGATAGTGCTACAATAACCCTTAGTGGTTTCTCTACTACTCCGTTGTCACCAACCAATAGTGAAGGTCTTGTGTCCACTGCAACTCCTGCCGACGCTTACTTCAAACTAACTGGTGCTACAAATGCTGATAATAATGTAATTTTTGGTGTAACTCAAAGATATACTGACAACTTATTTTCTGTCATTACGCTTGATGATACTCCCACATTAGTAGATGAAACAATTACTGGTGGTACAATTCGTACTCATCCCATTAACAGTCCATCAGCTTTGTTAGTCGACTCTGCTGGCACCACCACTGAAAACACTGGTGGGGTTGTATCACTTCTTGCTACTCCTCCTCTGTATCAAGGGAATGAAAGAACTGTTAATGCTAGTGACGAACTTGTGTTCTCATACGCATACGATGGTAACACTCAGAAGGATAGGGTATCGGGTGCTGACATTGCGATTAACATAAGAGCACTCGGTCTTGCATCTGGACAATGGGTGGAACAGAGAGCCACAGTGCAAAAAGTTGACAATAACCCTGTATCTGTAATTTCTGCGGTAGAAAGGAACTACAGTAACCCAGTATAAATAAGTGAATAATGGGCACCTTCGGGTGCCCCCTTTATTGGAGAACATATTATGAAAATATCCTTAGACCAAACATGTGGTATACTTAATCGAAGTATTGATGAAGTTCTTTATATTGCTAACAACGAGAAACGACTTCCCATATCTTTGGCACAAGATGAAGAGATAATGTATAACGAGGATGGTACAATAACATTTAATGAAAACGTGGAAACCAAAGAACCTCAATGGTTTTTTCTATTAGAAGACGTACTTGCATTTAAAAAAGAAATGGACGAAGGACTTGTTGGAAAAGTAGAAAGTCATTTAAACGATTGAGTATATTATGGGATGTGGTGAATGCACTGAGTGTTGCGAATTACTTGAAGTAAAATCATTAAAAGCGACACAAGGTAATATTATTGAAACAATTGTCATAGATTCTCCAGCAGGAGAAATGTGCGGTTATTGCGAGAAAAATGTGGGTTGTAAAGTTCATAAGGAGCGGCCTAAGATTTGTCGCGACTTCTTATGTTCTTATGCACAACACGAAAATGCACCTCTGTTTATGAGACCAGATAAGTGTGGAATTATTTTTGAAAAAATTGACGAGGAAATGTTCATAGGAACAGTGAGAGCAGAAGTCACAATAAGTGAACACGGTATGAATCAAATAAAGGTTTTTAATCAACAAGGATATAGTGTAGTTTTAAGAAAACACGACACATTACAACCTATGTTATATCCCCGTGATGGTGTGGAAAAATTTAATCTTCTCAAAAAGTTTCTAAAATTGGTAAAGATGAACAATGGCTAACACACCCACCACAGACTTAAATGATATCTATACCGATGGTGCTTGGGGCGAACCAGCCCGAGACGCTGGTGGGTCGACGCCAATTGTTGATGCAGAAGCATACCTGCAAGGAAACGATTGTAGTTCCCAAGCGCTTCGGGCGAACAAATCTGGTGCGTGTGGAGCAATGTATCAAGCGGTTACTGACCCCGCTGGTTTCACAGATGGGACAGACGTTTTTCTCCTTTGGTGGTACTTTCTTTTTCCCAACGCACTTAACGAATTTAATGCAACCCAAGGTCTTGGTCAAGCGTTTCCAGGTCTGAACGCGCCTGGCACTGAGTCTGGATATTTTTTAGGTGTAGGTTCTGGTGATGGTAATTCTTATCATTGGGCAGTAGGTGGAAGAGATTACGGTACGTATCCATATGGCGGTTGGATTAATATTGCTATTGACCCTTCAACAGGTGCGACCAAAGCAGCAATTCAAGAGGGCACACCTACCGCAGGAACATATACTGCACTAACTGCAACACCTAATCCTAGAATTGGTTTGAACCGTGGTCAGGGACATGCGGTAGATGCAGTTCGTTGGGGAAGAGCATCTATAATATTTACGGGTGGTTCTCCAGCTGGTACCTTTGACGATATGGCGGCACAAAACGATTTAGAAGCCAATCGTTGGGGAATATTTCAAGAAACTGCGGCAGGATATCTTTACAAAGGGAAACTAGAACTAGGAACAACTGGGGCATCTCTTTTATTTCAAGATTCGAATCAGAGTATATTGATTGATGATACTCGATATTGTTATCCCGAATTTAATCTTATTGAAGTTAATAACGCAAGCTCGAATATCATATGGGAAAATGTTGTAGTGAGTAAAGGGGTTGCATATGGTAGTACAATAGATTCGTCGAGAGGTAATTTAATTGTTAATGATGACGCAACTACAAACTTAAAAGGTTGTTCATTTACTGATATGGGGTTTTTCAATTTTGGTTCTAATTCTACTAACACGGATGTAACATTTCGAAGAACAGATGTTGTCAGACAGAACGGAGCGACGTTCACTAATTGTGATTTCGAAGCGACTCATGATTCTGCTCACGCATTACACGTTAGTGATTCAGGAAACGATATAAGTTTAATTACTGGTTGTAGTTTTATAGCAACACCCAATAAGTCAAATCATGCGATACGTCTAGGAGACGTTGCCCAAACCAAAACAATTAATTTTTCAGGTAATACTCTGACAGATTATACTGCGGGAACTACTGGTGATTTTGTCGGCACAACAGGAACAGATAGTGCAGCAATAGAAGTTAACGTAGCAACAAGCCAAACATTAACCATTAACGTTATTAACAATTCTTCTATTCCGTCTATTCAAAATCTTGGTGCGGGGACGGTTTCTATTGTTCAATCGGCTACAGTTTCGTTGACTCGTTTGTTGGGTAATACAGAAATTAGTGTACTTGATAACCCATCACCATATTCTGCAACTTCATTACCCGCCCCGAGTGTGACAACTGTTTCGTCAACTGAGAGAATAAGTGCAGACACATTTGTTGGAGACAATACAAACTATTATCAAATCAATACTGGTGGTACATTCGTTACGATTGATGCAGTAGGTTCTGCTGTGTTTAGTAATTTCCCTGGCGTGTTACAGGACACAAACGCAACTAATCCTAGAGCATTAGCCGATGGTGACAAGATACGAATCGTAGTTCGAGATGATGATACCAACCCATCATTACAATTGTTTGATGAGTTTGAGGTTGATGCAGACCCAACAGCACCGACTACTACTTCGATAATCACAAAAACACTTTCCTCTGGGTTTACTTCTGCGTTTGGAACTGCAATTACTGGTGCAAATTCTAAAACAGTCACAGTAGAAAAAGTAGACGCCAGATTCCAATTTGGAACGCCCGTTGGTAACGTACTAGATGTCTTGGCATTTAGAACTGGGTCAGATCCCGTTTTAACATTAAACATTGTTGCTGAAACGGGTAATATACCATTGACTCAGGTCGGTGACAGAAACTACAGCAATCCAGCATAAAAAAAACTTATAAATAGAGATTAATAACGCAAGGAATTCGGAGTAATAAATGGCAGGCGAAAAGAGATATACTAGGATACCACCGGAGAGTACGGGTGATCGGTTGTACATGGTGCATACTGCCGAGATCGAATTTGTTCAAAAATCAGATGCACAAGGTGGGAAAACAAATCACGTTTGGAATATTGGTAAACGATATGACATTGCTGGATTTTTAGGTGGTGATGTTCACGTTCACGGTGTTTATGATAAAGGTGATGGTACAGGTATTCTTGCGGTTCACTACAACTCATCTGCTAAATTTCAAAATGCAGTACCCGAAGCGCTTGCAGTAATTTCTTATAACGGTGATCCCATCTGTAAAGTAGGAACTGCATACGATGTTTATGTTCCTACAACACACATTATGGGATACGACAATCCAGAGTATGGATTAGAAATTGATCGTTTCGGTGCGGCAAACATTAGGTTTTCGGAAGGACAACCAGAACTTGCTGCTTATGGACAGTTGCGTATTGCTAACTCTAAAGTTCTTGCCAGATACAATTTTGATGTTAGCGCAATGCCTGATCAATTTGCTAACTCTCTTTTAGGTTCTGGCACAACAGTTTGGGATTCAGGTAAGAAATGGATACGTCTTGGTTTAGAAGGCAATCTTGGCAATGGCGCTTCTGGAGACCTTGCAACAAACACTTCGCATCTCTATCACCCATTATCATATGGTTCTGGCGTCTTCGTTATTATGGGTACTATGATTCCTGATAGTGGTAAAGCAACCTGTGTGAGAAACTGGGGACCATTTGATGCAACCGATGGATTTATGTTCCGTCTTACTGGGTCAGGTCTTTCTGTCGTACACCGTAGAACCTTTGACGGTGTTCAAGGCGAAACAATCATACCACAGGCAAATTGGAACGGAGATCGTCTGGATGGTGCTGGTGGCAATGGTAATAGATCAGGTGTGACACTTGATGTCACAACGGCAAACCAATATTTCTACGATTATCAAATTTTGGCGGGAGGTTCTATTCGTTGGGGTATTATCATCAACGGTGAACGAATTATCTGTCACGAAATGGATATGAGTAATCGAACTGACGTTGGATGGCTAACAAATGCTATCGGATTAAGCGCAAGACCTGTCTGTTGGGCAACCAAGAGATTGTCTGCTCCAACCGAAGATACTGCTGACTATCTTTATGCACTGGGTGCTGGTGTTTGGACTGATGCTCAAACTGACCCTGTTCAAGAATTGGGAAAACCAGGATCTCTCGACGAAACGTTCGTGTTCGATAATAAAGTAACTACTGCGGGTGTTCCATATACGCAGGGTGCTTATTACTTAACCTCAATGCGCCCTATCAGTGTATATCCTGCTGGTTCTCCTGCCGCTGGACAGTTCAATCATTCGTTATATGCACCTGAAACTATTCGTCTTAATTGTTTTAACCAAGATGGGTCTTTTCCTGATGGCGAACTTCGAGTATTCTTGAAGTGCATTCTTCGAGGAGAAAAATGGGAAAATCCCAGTTATAGCACAATAGAACGAGACGGCGATGCGTTTACTTCGGTTGATGGCATTCGTTCTGTATACAACGCCAAAGCGAATCACATTGGTCACGGACCAGAAATTCTTCGAGTGCCTATACGAAACGGTGTGACCGAGTTAGATCTTGAAAGGTTGTTCGACAATATTCAATATGGTGCGGTAAGACCCAATACAGAAGTAGGTCTTTCAAGACGTAAACAATCGCTAACTAATATTACTGGCAATTTAGATCGTTACAACAGGGGTGTTAATCGTGTAGAAATCGAAGTTGGACCAGATCCCGAACGAGGTGGTAACATTCACTACTTCGAAGAAAAAGATCGAATCGAACTTAAAGATATTGTTGATGCGGGAGCAGATGGTCCCGCAACATTGCTGAACAAAGCATTCTATATGTCTTTCTTGTCAAGTAACGATGCTTGGTTGTATGATAGCGATGCGGGTGGGTTATCATTACTCGAAAATGATCGTAATACACGAATCATAAACTTCACACCCTCTACTGTTCAGTTAGGGATTAACAATCTTTCTCCGAGCAATCAAGACAGCGTACAAATTGCTGGTGCGGGAACTGCACTTGTTCTTGATTATGATTCTGATAATGGTCGAATATATCTTGAAGGTAGAAACAATGCTCTGTTAGACACAGGTCTTGCGGGTGGTACTGCATTCACAGTTAAGAACAGTTCTGGATCAACATTGTTGAGTACAACATTAACTTCTATTAACACAGTGGGCGTTAA